GGGCCGCTGAACTCCTCGCCAAAGCAGGCGGCGTGTTCATCGAGCGCGTCGAGGTCGAGGACAAGACGCCCTCGTCGTCCACCGATCTAGAGCGCAGGATCGCCGAGAGGCTGGGACGTCTCGGCATTGCGGTGTGAGCGCAGAAGCGCAATTGCACTAATCCCGTAAAAGGGGACGGGGGGACGCTCTTCGCAGGGCGTCCCCCCTCTCTCATCTGGCATGCCTCTGGGAGGCTCTGGGAGTGGCGCTAGACGGCAGGGTCTGGTCTCCGGGTGCCGAGGGTGCTGCCGAGCAGGTCGGGCCTCTGCCGGGCCTCTCAGCGGCTGCTGCGGTGGGGTGCCCCCGGGGCCTGTCGACGGAGAGCGGATCGCGCTGACCCCACCCACCCCCGACCCCCCCGGTCGTGCCGGGGTGCCCGTGCCCGCATATACATGCTGTTCCGCACATCCGATCCCCATGTTCCGCACCCATGACCCCCACCCTGTCTGAAGTGCCTGCTACTTGACATCCCTATATAGTATATATATACTACTACTACTATATAGTAGATACTATATAGGTATAGTATATATATATATAATTGGTATATATGTAGTAATTGTAGTATATATATTGTTTGGTAATATAAGTAGTATATACTACATACAATATACATTATATATATACTACATACTATATACTCTATATACTATAGAGAGCGTTCGCTTCTCGAACGCACTGGACTCACAGGCACACAGGGGCTATGTTGGATCACAGAGGTCTTTGTGATCTCGGGGTGGATACTGGTCGCTCCCCCGCTTGTATCCACCCTTACCCTCTCTGAGGTTCCATGGTGAAGCTGGAAGACATCCTGAAGCGTCTGTCATCTGTGCCTGTCTCCGAGAGGGAGGCACTACTGAAGGACTTGGAGCTTCTGGAGAAGATGAGGGATGTCGAGAAAGCTCGATTGAACTTCTTGGACTTCGTCCAGAGGATGTGGCCTGCCTTCATTGCTGGGAGGCACCACAAGATCATGGCTGATGCCTTCGAGAGGATTGCGAACGGCACTCTGAAGCGTCTGATCATCAACATGGCACCACGGCACACCAAGTCGGAGTTTGGTTCCTATCTGCTTCCGGCTTGGTACATGGGCAGGTTCCCGGACAAGAAGATCATCCAGACCTCCAACACCGCAGAGCTTGCGGTTGGCTTTGGTCGGAAGGTGAAGAACCTCATCGATGGTGAGGACTACCAGATGATCTTCCCCAACACCAAGCTCTCCAGCGACTCGAAGGCGGCGGGTAGATGGTCTACCTCCAAGATGGGTGAGTACTTCGCCATTGGTGTCGGAGGCACGGTGACGGGTAAGGGTGCCGATCTGCTCATCATCGACGACCCTCACTCGGAACAGGAGGCGAAGCTCGGGGAGACCAACCCTGCCGTCTATGACGGCGTGTATGAATGGTACACCTCGGGTCCACGGCAGCGTCTTCAGCCGGGTGGTGCCATCGTTCTCATCATGACCCGGTGGTCGAAGAGAGACCTGACCGGCCAGATTCTGAAGCGTTCGTCACAGAGAGAGGGCGTGGATGACTGGGAGGTCATCGAGTTCCCCGCCATCATGCCGTCAGGCCAGCCGGTATGGCCCGAGTTCTGGACCCTCAAGGAGTTGGAGGCGCTCAAGGAGGAGCTTCCGATCTCCAAGTGGAACGCCCAGTACATGCAGAACCCCACCGCAGAGGAGGGGGCACTCATCAAGAGGGATTGGTGGAAGCGATGGGACTACGACGATCCTCCGCATTGCGAGGCAATCATCCAGTCTTGGGACACCGCCTTCCTCAAGACCCAGCGCAGCGACTACTCGGCCTGCACCACATGGGGTGTCTTCATGCGCAGGGGAGATGATGGCGAGGCACACCCGAACCTCATCCTGCTCGATGCCTACAAGGAGAAACTCGAGTTCCCCGAACTGAAGAAGATGGCACTCGAGAAGTACCGGGAGTACGAGCCAGACCAACTCGTCGTCGAGAAGAAGGCGTCAGGTGCCCCGCTCATCTTCGAATTGAGGGCCATGGGCCTTCCCGTGACAGAGTTCGTGCCGTCGAGGGGTAACGACAAGATAGCCCGCGTTAACGCCATCTCCGACCTGTTCCAGAGCGGGTTCGTCTGGGCACCGCAGTACAGGTGGGCAGATGAGGTCATCGAGGAGTGCGCATCGTTCCCATCCGGGGAACATGATGACTACGTCGACTCGACCTCTCAGGCACTCATACGGTTCAGACAGGGCGGTTGGATCAGGACATCCCTCGATGATTACGACGACGATGTCAGTCAACCCGTACCGGCAGAACCCTACTACTGACTTCCTAGCCCCGCAAACTGTGGTATAGTGCCACAAAACCCACAAGGAGAGCGACATGGGTATCGGGCAATCGAGTGGGGGCGGTTCCTCCAAGGGTGGTCAGGCAGCCCCCATGCAGCAGCAGGTTGCTCCACAGCAACTGGGCGGTGGACTTGCTCCCGTATTCGACATGAGGGGCTATAACGGCCCGATGCAGCAGCCCACGCAGCAATCCATGTTGCAGCCCATGATGCCGCCGCAGCCATCTCCTGCGGAAATGGAGCGGATGCAGTCCCTGCAACAGGCATTCGAGAACACGGACGCATACCGCAACTACCGGAACATGCCCCTCGAGCAGCAAAGGGCCGTGACGTCCAACCCGTTCACGAACGTTCCCGAGTATCAGGCGTTTCAGAATGCCTCTCAGGCCATGAACCAGCAGATGCAGGAGCGTCAGCAGCAGTACGCCATGCAGCAGCAACAGGCTCAGCAGCAGATGATGCAGGAACTGATGATGCTCCGCCAGCAGGCTGCGATGGGTCAGGCACCCATGAGAGGTCAGAGCGTAATCGCGCAGCCAACCGTACAGCAGCCCCTTGCGCCACAGGTCGCACAACCAATCGTACCGCAGGTTGCACAGCCGGTCGCTCCCGCGCCTCAAACACTGAGCCCGGTAGTACGTAGACCCACACCGATACGGCGCTCTGGACTCGAGGCCCTCATGGCGCGTAGACGTCAGCGCTGACACCAACAAGGAGACTGTCTATGGCCGTCGTAAAGCCCATGGAGCCGTTCGATCTCGAGGTCGAAGGCAACCCCGACGCTGCCGCCCTTGAGGTTGATGTCGTCAACCCGGAGGCAGTCTCCATCACCACCGAAGATGACGGCACCCTCGTCATAGATTTCACAGGCGACATCGCCGAAGAAATCATGGGGCCTGAGCACAACTCCAACTATGCCGAGTTCATCGACGAAGCCGATCTGGAAGCCATTGCCTCGGACCTCGTCGAGAGCTTCATGTCCGACCGCAACTCTCGCAAGGACTGGGCGGATACCTACGTCAAGGGCCTCGATCTGCTCGGCCTCAAGTTCGAAGAGCGCACCATCCCTTGGCAGGGTGCAGCCGGTGTCTTCCATCCTGTCCTGACAGAATCTGTCGTGCGCTTCCAAGCGCAGGCAATCAGTGAGCTTCTCCCCGCGTCTGGGCCTGCCCGCACCAAGATTGTCGGCAAGATGACCAAGGAGAAGTTCGAGCAGTCGAACCGTGTGCAGAACGAGATGAACTACATCATCACCGAGCGCATGGTCGAATACCGCGACGAGACGGAGCAGATGCTCTTCCGCCTCGCCCTAGCTGGTTCTGCCTTCAAGAAGGTCTACTACGACACCCTCAAGCGTCGCCCTGTCTCCATTCTCGTACCCGCCGAGGACTTCATCATCAACTATGGCTCGTCCAACATTGAGTCAGCCGAGCGCTACACCCATGTGATGAAGAAGACACCGAACGAAATCAAGAAGTTGCAGGCAAACGGCTTCTATCGTGACGTCGAACTCCCGCCTGCTGTCTTCGAGAAGAGCGACATTCAGGAGAAGTACGACGAGATAGACGGCGTCACCTCGCCCGGTTCAGACGACGACCGGCACACCCTTCTCGAGATGCACGTCGATTATGACCTCCCCGAACCCTACAACGACCCCGATGGCATTGCACGCCCCTACGTCATCACTATCGACAAGAGTTCGAAGACCATCCTGTCGATCCGCAGGAACTGGTACGAGGATGATGAGTACAAGGACAAGCGCTCGCACTTCGTCCACTACCCCTACCTGCCCGGCCTCGGCTTCTACGGCATTGGCCTGATCCACATGATCGGTGGCCTGTCGCGCTCGGCTACATCCATCCTGCGCCAACTCATTGATGCAGGCACCCTCGCCAACCTGCCGGGTGGTCTGAAGGCTCGTGGTCTTCGCATCAAGGGCGACAACACCCCCATCCAGCCGGGCGAGTTCAGGGATGTGGACATCCCCGGCGGGGCCATCCGCGACTCGATCTTCCCGCTGCCGTTCAAGGAGCCGTCTGGAGTTCTCTACTCCCTCCTCCAGAACATGGTCGAGGAAGCGCGCCGCATCGGCTCTGTTGCCGACATCCAAGTCGGGGACATCAACGCGCAGGCACCCGTTGGCACGACCCTCGCCCTCATGGAGCGCTCCATGAAGGTTCTCTCTGGCGTCCAAGCCCGGATGCACGCGGCGATGAAGAAGGAACTGCGCATCCTCGCGCAGGTCATCCACGACTTCATGCCCGATGCCTACGAGTACGAAGTCGCTGGCGACAAGAACACCTTCAGCCGTGTCGATGACTTCGAGGGACCCAG